CAAACCCCAATTGACCTTGGAGCATATGTTGACGCCCTTGGCAAGAGCGTCTTAAGGGTCCATAATGTGTCGGTGCAGTATGTTTACGGCCCCTTTGGCAACCCCAACATTAACACTGCGGGCGTAGATGGACGAGCATGTTGGCAACTTACCACGCAATCTCAAGGTGCCTTGGTTGATTGCACCGACAAGAGCATCATCAGCAGTGGTCAAGTCCATGCTTCCTCTGAAACTTTGGCTCTATCCTTCTCCGCGATTACAGAGACTATGGACATTAATCCTCAAGACTGGACTAACGGTTACTTGGTCGGCGTTGAGCAAATCTATTTGGGTGGTGAAGCCAGTGGGTGGCAAAATGATCCCGACATTTGCGTAATGCTGGAATGCACCGTTGAAACCTTGTCGTCTAGTGCGGCGATGGCCCTAGCTCTGAGTCAACAGTGAGGTGGTTTCCATCGACCCTACTCGTAACATCATGCTCACATTTGATGAGTATATGGCCTTACGGAGGATGATAGGATCAGGTTTTCAATTTATGGAACCTTCAGTTATTACCGGTGATCAACGCCTACCCGAAGAAAGCAAACCCAAAACCCGGCGAAAGTCCTCAGCATACAACCGAAAATACAAGGCCGCTTTCAAGAAGGTCGCCCCTCGTTACAAACTCAAGAGCGGCAAGTGGAAGGCTGGTGGCTTCAAGCGTGCAGTCAAGGAAGCGCACAAGATGGCCGGAGGGAAGAAGCGATGAAGCGTCGAACTCTCCGAGGACAAGTCGATCAAGTCCTCACCGTGAAACGCCTCATTATGGATGATGGCCGTTTGACATCCGGGTATCGGGTCTTGGAGTTTCATGTGTGGCCGAACTTGGACGGAAACGATTTGGTGACGGGCGTTCTTGGATTAGATTACGACATGGATTCAACCGCAAACGCCGCAGATAATCGCCAAATTGCTTGGGCGATGGGTTCCGTTGATGCAACGGGGAACAATCTTGGAGGTCAAAAGTGGACGGTCATTGATCCCGACCACATCGTGATTCAAGACCTCTACATTATCTGCAACGCCGATGTACCAACCAATTACATGATTGTGATCGAACCCGTTGAACTCTCAAATGATGAAAGCATCATTGCACTGATCAAGGAGCGGAGCCAAGATGACCTTAGATGAACCGATTGAAAATGCAGTTGCGCCAAATCGAACTCAACGGTTCGCCACTTGGCTTATGGAACGAGAAGAGCGACGACAAGAAAAGGAGTCAAACCTTGAAGGTCTTGTCCGGTTGAATGTCCTCGTATCGTTTCTTACTCTCGGCCTCGTCGGTGGCTTTGAAACTGTTAGACTTGTTGTCCAAATGATTCCTTACTTGTGAATGTCACAGATCCACAAGTCCGGTAAAGACAACCGCTCTTGGCGCGGACGCGTATCGAAGAACGCTTGGATTGGCGCACGAGCGAGCAATGGTTGCTCAACTTCCGCCTCGAAGCCGCATATCGCGCATCGAACTTTCACAATTCATACCACCGCTTCAAGCAGCGGAACGAACAGAACCGCTTTTCATCAACGGCGATGTTGTAATCCACCTCACTTACGATGATGAAACAACCCTCTGCATCATGATGCAGGTCAGCATCGCAACAAGCACAAGTCATTCTTCCTCCTCCTCGATGTCGCAGAAGCAAAACCAAACTGAACGGTCGCACTGATCGCAACGGTTGCGAAACGATGGCTCGCTCATTCCTTCCACCCTTTCTCTTCGATACACGCCATGCAGGCGGTGTATGTTTGAATGTCGTCCGGTAAATCGACAAAATAGAGGTCTTTGTCGCGGTCTCTAAAACAAAAGTCGCATTCAATGCGGTAGATGAATGGCTTCTCACTCATACGTCTCACCGTCAAGGTATGCTTCGGCCTGTCTGAAGGTTTTCTGTAGACGCTGGAGCGCGTCCAAGCCCAAAGTTTTGACCGCAATGTCCACGATCTGTGAGACTTTGAGCCTCTTTTCCTTCGCCTGTGTCAGAATCGCATGCGTTTCGTCGCTTACAGTTATGCTGTATTGGTTCCCCATGAGCCTATCGAAGCGATTCCCATTCTTAAAAATAATGTTATTTCACTATCAAACGGATAGGATTCCCAAGGAAACTCTTTACCCTATGGCTAGTTAGCAAAGGGGGAGGGTGGCGCGGGGACTAACTTAACTCGTGCATCACCCATAGAGAAGATTAGGTGCAGTTTACATACCTTGGCGCTTTTGTCTGAGATCATGGCGAAGAGCGACTCTTTCTTTATCCGAGCAAAACTTTCAACTGCAGCTGCGTTTGGTCAAACCCCAATTGACCTTGGAGCATATGTTGACGCCCTTGGCAAGAGCGTCTTAAGGGTCCATAATGTGTCGGTGCAGTATGTTTACGGCCCCTTTGGCAACCCCAACATTAACACTGCGGGCGTAG